TAGATTTTATTTTAGAAGTATTTCCACATGTTCAAAAAATTTTGCCATTTGCTACAGAAGATAATTTAGAAAAATTATTTGAACAAGCGAAGCAACGTTTAGAAGTTGAATTAATGGAAATACAATTTGAATAAATAGGTGGTAGCCAATCGTATAAGCAATATGCAAAAAAATACAAGTAATAGAAAGAGAGGGAATTTAATGTCTGAAAAAATCAGAACAGCTTGTAATAACATTTATGGCTTCAGAGTTGTTGAAGAAGAGGAGATTAACAAAGTAAGCACTCCACGTATGAATTTACCAAAAGTAGTAAAGGAACGAATCATATTTTTTAGAAAATATCTTGATGATGGAATGACCTTTACAGGATGTCTACGGATGGTTATGGCAGTAGAAGATGAAAAAGAGTTAAAAATGGATTTTGAAGCTGGCTCATACGAAGATTACTTACCAGCAACTGAAGAATTTAAAAAGTGGCGTGACGAATTTGCATTATCGCAATTACATGAAATGGAAATTGCTGTTGCCCTAATTTATGGGTTAGGGGAGGAAGCGGAATGAAACCAGGGAAACTAAGCTTTTTAGATTTAGCGTTAATTATTGAGGGTATTTATTATGGTACAGAAGATGTAGATATATGTGAAATTGAAGACTTACTAGAATATTTGCACGATAACGGACATATGGTTGCCGTTTTAAATACTTTTGAGGAGGAAGTAGAATGAAACAATTTAACATTGAATTAGTAAGACGTGACAAAGTGAAAGTAGAACTTGATCCAGAATTTTTTAACGAAGAATGGTTTGCAGAATTTCGGCACTTCTTTTATGACTATGAAACTTTAGAAGAAATAGCAGAGTATATCACGTTTAACGTTGTGCACAATAACGAAACTTTCATCGATGGAATTGGAATACCTCTGAGAAATGGAAAACGGCCATATTGGCTAAAGAAAGACGAAGAAGTAAACGAACACGTAAACGTTATTTATAACAGTTACGATACTGAAATCGAATATGACTAGGAGGAGCAGCGATGGAAAATTATGATCCAAATATCCAATGGGGAACTCATACAATTAAAGTGAGTTTCCAACAATGGGACTACAAAGGATTTATTGTTTTTGAAAAAGGTGGAAATTGTAAAGGATTAGATATCTTAGAACTAGGTGAAGATGATTTATATGATGTGAAATTTAAAGAAAATCCAATCAATTTCAGATTGCTTAGTGCAGATGCTGACTGCGAAGAGTGGTTCGCTATGACTTTAAAAAATGATAAAGAAGAACTGTTGGTTGAAGATGAATGGTATCGTTTGAAAGATTATATTGTAGGTGTTGAGATTGTTGATTTTGTTGAGGAGGAAAAATAAATGAAATTCTATGAAATGAAAGACCCTTATTTTGCATTAATCGCTGCTGAAGACGAAAAACAATGCTTAAAACTTTACAATGACCTTGTTTGCGAAGTTGAGGACGAAAAAGAGTTTTTCGAGGAAATGAAAACAATTGATAAATACGAAGCACTCAAAATGCTTGCTGAAAGTTTTTCAGAAGATGGGGTAAAAACAGGTGTTGAAGAAGCTTTTATTCAGTTAGAAAACCTTGAAGGAAACGGCGAATTATTGCTGATTGACGGCGGTTTATTGTAGGAGGAATAGCCATTGCTAATTTCCCTGAAAGTATACAAAGAAGGATTTAACGAAAAGATTCGAATTGGTGATTCTCTTGAGTATGCGGGATATAAATATATTATTATTCGCATACTCGAAATAAAAAAACTGTATTTTAGCAAATCTATAAGATTAGAAATCGATGTTTTGGCACAAAAAGTCGGAGAGCCAACTAATTGTAATGAATATAAAAAACAGGCTCAGCTAATCGATCGTTATGATCAAAGCAGAGACACCAAAAAAATGGTAAAAGTCGGTGATATTATATTTGCTGAAGATAGGAAAATGGCTTATGAAGTTATTTCAATTAATGATATTCATTATGAATTTGTTGAGTTGGTTGTTGAATATACAGTTAAAATGATTGCTCCTTGGAATCAGCATGAGATAAATAAAGCGTTAATAGACGAGCGTAAAAGTACATTTAAGGTATTAGAAGGTGGAAAGTAATGGATAAACAAGAAATAGGAAAATCAAATTTTTTGGATGAATATAGAAAAGCTGGTTGGAAACTATGTTCGAAAATTCTTGGCATAAAAGAAGAGGAGAAAAAAACAATGAATAAACAATATAGTATTGAATGGTTTGAATTTACTGATAATATTGCTGAAAAATTAAATGAACTATCAAAAACATATGCAATATGCGATGTTAAATATTTTGTGACTTGGTCGCCAAATATGGCATACGATAAAACTTATGCACTGATAAAAGCTATCCGTTTAGACGAACCAATTTTTAGAGATAAATAAATTCAGGTAGGAAATAAAATCCCGAAAAGGAGAAAAGCAAGTATATGAAAAATATACAACCTTACTTTTCTCATGATAGCAATGCACGAAATTCTGATGAGTTAATTCCAGTACGCATGAAATTTGGTGCAGAAGGTTATGGCGTGTATTTTATGTTGTTAGAACGATTAAGGGAAGAAGGAAACTACACGAGTATCAAAGATTATAATACGATAGCCTTTGATCTTCGTGTAGATACTTCAATCATTAAATCAGTTATTGAAGACTTTGGGTTATTTGCCTTCACCGAAGACGGTGAGTGTTTTTACTCCGAAGGATTGAATAAACGAATGGCCTTTATGGAAGAAAAATCAAAAAAACGTTCTGAAGCAGGTAGAAAAGGCGCTGAAAAACGCTGGTCACAAAATCAAAATGAGTCAAATGCTATGAATGAGGAAAATAAAAATATAGCAAAAAAATGGCAAACGGATAGCAATGCTATAGCAAAGCCATCAAAAAAAAATAGCAAACCTAAAAATGCTAATGCGATTGCTACCGAAAAAAATAGCAATAAAATAAAAGAAAATAAAAACAAAGAAAATAAAATAAAAACAAAAGAAACTGCTGCTTATTCTAGTATAGATAAGACAAAAGATAGTAAAGCTGTTTCCTACTGGTTAACTCAAGTCCACCCAGCAGAAGCACCAACGATTATGGAATCGATTAATTTTTGGGTAGAAGATTTTGGAGGATATGACGAAATTGTTATATTGGCCATTGATGAAATGTTGAAAAATGGGGCTAAGAGCTATAACTATTTGGATACCATTCTAAAATCTTGGGAAACAAAAAAACTAGATACACCTGAAAAGGTGAAAAAACATTTATCTGGTTATTATAACAAGCGCAAGAATGATAATAACCAAAAAGGTGGGAGTATGAGTGACTGGGACGAATTACTTTGAGTATTTATCACAAGTGCATGAAATAGACGAACGTTGCGAGATTCACGGTACTCGATTAAAAGTTTTTAAAGACTTTGAACCGTTTTGTCTAGCTTGTAGGGAAGAACGTATCAGGGAAGAAGAACAAAAGAGATTCGAACAAGCTTTTGACAGGAAGAAGCGACGGACTACACAAGAGGTTCTTTTAAAGGACAGCGTTTATACTGATTCAACACTGCAATCCGCTTGCTTTGAAAATTACCATGCGAAACCAGGTACTGAAGCAGAAAAGGCCAAAGAATTTGCTATAAATCAAGCAAGGGAGTATTACCGATTACGTTTAGAAAATAATAAATCAATTGAGCAAGAACAAGAAGAGCAACAGCCAGCATTTACTACGGTCTTTAGTGGACCAGTTGGCGTTGGGAAAAGTCATTTAGCAATGAGTATTTTAAAAAAATTGAATGAATATAACGATTTGAGTTACTCATGTTTATTTTTCAGTCTGGATCAATTATTGCGACGTATTCGAAATAGTTATGACGATGAAAGTGAGTATCTAACTGAAGCACGAGCGGTACAACTGGCGCTAGACGCTGATTATTTTGTACTTGATGATTTAGGAGCAGAGGTAGGAAGCATTGAAACGAATAAGCGAGCTACTGACTTTATGATTCGGGTATTAAATGCAATCGTTGATGGTCGCCAAGGAAAAGGATTGATTATTACAACGAATCTAACAAACTTACAGATTCAAGCAATTTATGGGCATCGGATTTACAGTCGTTTATTTGCAAACTCAAAAAATCATTTGTTTATTTTCAATGACGAACGACAAACACCAGACTATCGATTAATGGGCGGTGAAAAAAATGTGTAAGTGGTGTAATGACAAACGAGTGGTACAAGAATTTGATTCACTTTTTGGCATTTTAAAGGTTAAACCTTGTCCTGTTTGTAATCAAATAGTCAATAATTACGAAGCTCAAAAGGACGGTGACCTATTAAATGACAGACAATTTTTGGATGCTCCAGGGAAATCAATTGAAAAAATGGCGAGATAGAAGAAATCTAACACAAAAACAATTAGCCATGAAAATAGGTTGTCAACGTATGACGATTAGCAGGATAGAACAAGAAAAGCAAAAACCATCGTTAGAATTAGCCTATTCTTTAGCAAATGCTTTAGATTTAAAGATAGAAGACCTCTTTTTATTTGAAAACAAGGAGCGTGAAAATGTGTGATCACTGAAAATTATATTCATTCAGAAGGAAGAAGATTCGATGTACCGATTAAAAGAAAACGGACAAAAAGTAATGTAAAAGTTGGCGGCATTTATTGGTGTTCTGTAAAACCGTTTCAAGGTAAGATACGTGCGGAATGTTTAACGATTTACGATAACTCGGCATTAGTAAAAATTATCGTATGTGAAAAAGAAACCGATGAAGCGTTACAAGTTCAATTAAATCACCTAACTGTGGTTAGCTTAAAAAATATGAAAGGCGTGTAATAAATGAGTAAGCAAAAGAGAAAGTCGTTAGCTTCTGATTACCCTTATAAGCGCATCAAAGAGGTTGCAAGGCGTTATGGGTATAAATGTCTTAGTAACGTAAAAGAATGGGACTGTGGCCGTTTTGAGGCGTTTGACTGGCATATTGGAAAAGTAATCTTAGTAGACTTAAAGGAAGCGAGTGTGAGTGAATGGAATCCAATGACAAAAGAGTGGGATCAACAATAGAATTAGCGCCAGAACAAGAGAACATGATTCGTGTATGTACCCGCCAATACATGGATGATACAAATAATTATCCTAGAGCATGGTCTGATCGGAAAGACGCTGTTATTACCAAGTATAAACCTGTCTATCGTCTAATGGAGAAATACCCTGAGCCAGCAATGATTCAACGAATCGGCAATATAATTGTGGACGAATGGCGCAAGTATGAATAACTTTTTTTCGAAAAAGAGTTATTCTGTTATAATTAACAAAAAGAAGTAAGGAACAGGAGAATAACCCATGGCAAAATTCCAGAATGTATTTAAAGAAGCAAGTCGACGCATGAAAAATTTCCAAGCTCGTGGCTTTATTCCATCAGGTTCTAAGTATGTTTTCCAAGATTTTGTCAATGAAGTATCGGCAGAGAATAGAGGGGAAAACTACACAGGTGCTTATACAAAGAATGCATATAATCAAGCCTATGGATCAAATATAGATTACGATTCGTCAGAAACCTTTCAAGAGATTCAACAAGGTCGAAATGAGAATCTTGTTGAAATTTACCAAAAAGAATTACTAGAAATTTATCATACGAATGATTTCTATGATATGGCATCTGATTACGGAAATGGCCGAGGAGGAGGTTTTTCACCTTCTGAAGTAATGAATATTGATACTCTTGAAGGACTAATTGATAATGCAAGCGAAGCTATGAATGTAGAGCCTTATCTATTTAGAAATAAAGTAGGTCGTAATAGAAGTGAAGAATCTAGTATGATGGACACATATCAAAACCAATTCATCGAAGAGTTAGGTCGTTTAATCGATGAAATGAGCGAACAAAAAATGAAATTCAAATACTAAAAGTTAGGTGGAACTTATGAGCAATGAAATAATGAAATCTGATGCATTTCAAACAAAAGTAAAAACAATGTTAGGATTAACTTATTTAACACGTGCCAAATTAGATGGATTTAACGGAAACCACTACATTTTGAAAGACATCTATGTAAATTCTACTAAAAATACTTCGCAAATCCATTACCTTGGGTGGGATGATCCACAAAAAATACCTTTTTATCCTGATACAGATAGTTATCGTGGAGCAACTTCAGGAAGCAAGTACAACAAAGAGTTACTTGTTCCTAATGAACGAATGATTGAGTATGATTTTGCTGAAGCATATACAAATATCATGAGAAACTATAAACTGCCATCGAATGTATACCTAGAAAATGTGCATTTTGATAAAGAAAAATTATTAGAGCGGTTAGCTAGTTATGATAAGCCTCAACCCTACAAAGAATTATCAACGTTCGTTTTTGTAAAAGTTGCCATTGAAGCAATTGCAAAAGAAAGTACGTATACTGCTTTTGGTTCACATTTTCAACAATATCGAAAAAATCTTAGTCGTACATTAACAGTTACTGAAATTGAATTAAAGTTAATTATGGATTTTTATGATGTAAAAGCATTAGAAATACTAGAAACGTATACTTTCCGAACACGTAAAGGCCTGTTAGAAGATTATTTTGAAAAAATTGATCGACTAAAAGAGGATGAAGAAACCAAATTCTTTTATAAAATGTTACGGAACAAAATTTATGGAACGATTGGTAAACGAGAATTGTCTACTCACGAAGCAAAAATATTTAAGTTTCCAATGTATAATCGTGCATTTTCTTCAATGGTAGCTGGCGTGTTTAGAGATAGAATCGCACGCTACGAACAAAAGTATGTAAATAGTGAATATGGACTTGTATTAATTAAAACAGACGGCTTGTATTTTAAAAAAGAAGTTCCTGAATTTGAAGCATTAAACAAAAAAGGGATTGTAAAGAAAAAAGTACATGTTATTACAGACCATGATGTGAAAAATTAAAAAAGAAATAAAAAGCGAAGCAGCCAAGCTTTGCTTTTTTGATAGAGAGGTGAAAAGAATGGAGAAAAATAAATATGAAACGGAAGAAGGTTATTTAAATGTGCCAATCATATGGGAAGAAGTGGAGCAATTCGCTTTTTTAGTTGGCGCACGAAATGTAGGTAAAACGTATGGATTCTTAAATTTTTCAATCAAACGAGGATTAGATACTATTTTAGAATGTTTTGATTTTTCTACACTACAGGAATTTAAAAAATTACCTACTTTGATGGAGGCAGAATTTCAATTTTTATTTTTACGCCGATATATAACACAAGCTAAGTCTGCCAGTAGAAATTTAGTATTGGCTGATTTTTATCAACCATTTTTAGATAAGTTGCCTGAAGAAGTAAAAAAACAATATGAAGTATTTGTAGAATATCAGGGATCGTCAGAAGAGCCTAGAGAAATACTATTAGTTTTTAGAAATAAGGAACTAAAAAAAGATAAAAAGTGTATTAAATTAGGTTATCTTGGTGCGGTAAGTATGGCAGAAAAATTTAGAGGGCCAGGTCTGCCAAAAGTAAAAGTAATATTATTGGATGAATTTCAATCGAAAAAAAATTGGGATTATTTACCAAATGAACCTGTAGAGCTAGAAGATATTTATGAATCCGTTGGACGTTTAAGATGTGGAACTGGAGATATTAAAGTGATTGCATTAGGGAATTCAGGGACAATTTTAAATCCTTATTTTGATTATTATGGATATGACGAATTCACGGAGGTTAAAACAGTAAAGCGTGAAGGAGAAGTTCTTTTTTATCATTTACCCAATAAAGCAAAAAGAAGCGAGCAATCTAAAAATTTATTTAAAGGATCAGCATATGGTAAATATTCATTAGATAATGATTTTGCGGACAATCAGTTATTTAATGTCATTCGTTTAAAAGAAGCAAAAGCACCTCGAAAATGTCTATATAATATTTTCTTTGGGGAAACATATATCGGTGTCTGGAGAACAGGAGACTATAAAATTCTAATTAGTCGTGTAAGTGATCCAGATAAATTAGATATTGTTGATCGGACACCTATAGAAGAACAAGTGTTAGATCAACAAGTATACAGGGTACTTTCAGATAAATTACAAAACAAACAACTTTATTTTGATTCGCCAGAATTGAGGTTAATTGCTGAAAAACACTTGCGCAAATATATTTATAATTCGGCGAGTGAATGGGAAACATTTTAACAAATAAAAAAACCACTCTAGCAAAAAAGAGTGGTTTTTTTATTTGTCAAGAGGCCAAAATGAGCGATGTATGTCGCATTGATGAGCGATGTACGTCGCTTTTTGATTTTTTCAAAAGAAAACATGCTAAACTTCACTTGAAATTTAAAAACTGGTGAAGTAAAAAACTAAATTTGAAGGGAGGGTAGGAAATGTTCAGTAAAGAAGATATGTTAACCTATGAAAAATTTAATAAAAATATACGAATGTTTCCTAACTTCTCGCTTGATTATGTTTATGGGAAAATCAATATATTTTATGACTTTCATAAAGATAAACAAGGTAAAAATACAAACTATAATCGTGAGTTGCTTTTTTCAATAAGTACACTTAAACCTTTTAGAATTATAGCTCCAGCAGGGTATCGTTTAATTCAATTTAAAAGTGTTCCGAATTTTGAAAAAATTGAAACATTAGCAATTAAATTATCAAGGACACCAATTAGCTTTCGTGGTGAAATTCCTTTAAATCATTCAAATGGTGACTTAGAATCTGGTGTTCTTGTTAGAGTTAACAGTTTAGAAGAAATTCTAAAGCCTAGAAAAGATAAAGCATATATTTTACCTAATGGAGAAATGTATATTCTTGATAATGAGGGAAAGCAACTTATTAAAATAGGCGGTAGTGATGGGAATATTGACTTAACGAAGTATGCGAAAAAACCAGAAGATATTGATATCATGGACCCGCAATTAAAGGCATTCATTGAAGAAGTCATAAAAGAGTAGGAGTGATTGGTAGTGAATGATGTAACTAAATTAACAAAAGCAGTAAAAAAATTATTTGATAAAATAGCAAATCTTGTAACGAAAGAAGAACTACAAAATTATGCAAAAAAAACTGATATTCCGAATACAGATAATTTTGTAACAAAAACACAGCTTGAATCTGATTTAACGAAATATGCGAAAAAACCAGAAGATGTATCGATTACGGATACAGAATTAAATCAATGGCTTGAAGAATTCATACAATAAGAAAGGCCTGATATAAGTGAACGATGTGTTGAGGTTAGCAAAAGCAGTAAGAAAAATAAATACAATTTTTTCTACGTTTAAAGATAGTATTTATACCAAAAATGAAGCAGACAATAAATTCATAAACCAAGAGTTGATGGAAAATGGATTGTATGTAATTAAAAATAAAAATATTGAAAATATGAATGATGCTATTCAACCAGGTGTTTATTCAATTTCAGCTACAGGAGTTGAAAATAAACCTTTACCTAACTCGGGTTCTCTATTTGTCAATAAAGATCCAGGAGGAATCAGACAGTTCTTTCAGACGGAGAGAACAATTTTTATTCGACAATTCGGGGGAATTCCTCCGTCCTGGACGGATTGGAAAGAATTAGGCTTAAAAGGTCCAAAAGGTGATACTGGTCCGATTGGTCCACAGGGACCAAAGGGAGATACACCTGATATAAGCAATTTAGTAACAAAAACACAGTATACAAATGATTTGAATAAAAAGATTGATAAAACAGCATTTAATGCTATAGGGCAACATATTTCTTTTAACGGAATCACTATACACATTCAAAAATCGAATACAGTTGTTACATGTAATGTCGAAGGAATATTTAAAAAAGGGAAAGCCAACGGATGGCATGAGGTGTCGACAAGAGCAGAAACAAGTTATAGACCAGTTAACATGATTATTAAAGTACCTTTAACAATAAATATAGGGAATACCATTCAAATAAATAAGTATGCAGCATTACAAATAGAAACATCTGGTCGAATCATGATTCGAGTTTATGGACTTCAAAATGACGATGTAGAGTTTGGAGGGAGTGCAACATGGATAAGATAAAAATATGGATTACAGTGGACGAAAATCAAATGCTTGCGGACTATTCACTTGCTGCTAAGGAAAATTATATTGAAATTGAAGTAACTGAAGAGCCGAAAGATTATTTGAATTGGGGATTACGCAATGGCAAATTAGTTCATTATCCTGATGATTTAAATGATTTAACAAACAATAGAACAACTTCTTTTGTCGGAAATGTAATGTTGAACTTTGCAGTTATTTCATGGGCGTTGTCCTATATACCGTTAATCGGAAAAATCGTTCTAGATTATCCTAAATATACTGATATTCAGTACGAATACGAACTACTTGGATTGACTGATGATAATATGGAAACATTTGTTAAATTTAAACGTATCACAGAAAAACAATATAAAGAAATAACAGGAAAAACTTATCATGAAAATGAAAGTTAGTAGGAGGATATCATGGAAAAATATTTTAATACGGTTGCAATGACATTTGGTGTATTTGGAGGAGTTATTGTCAGCTATTTGGGAGGCATGGACGCTATTTTACATGCGATTTTATTTTTAGTAGTGATTGACTATATCACTGGATTAGCTAAGGCATGGAAACAAAAGAAAATTTCAAGTGAAGTAGGTTTTATTGGTCTGCTGAAGAAAATTATGATTTTTGTAGTGATTGCCGTAGCGGTAGAAATTGAAAAATTAACCAATAACAATATTCCTTTAAGAGAAGTAGTTATTATGTTCTATATTGCTAATGAAGGAATATCTTTATTGGAAAATATATCAGAATTTGTACCGCTTCCTGATAAATTAAAGGATTACTTTATACAAATCAGAGATAGTAACGAAAGAGGTGAAAATAATGACATTGAACGTCATTGATATTTCTAGTTGGCAGACAGGTATTAATTTAGGAAAAGATGGTGTTCCTGCTGATGGGGTTGTTATTAAAGCTACAGGAGGAACTGGATATGTTAACCCTGATTGTGATCGAGCATTTCAAGAAGCAATTAAAAGTGGTAAAAAAGTAGCGGTCTATCATTATGCACATGAAATCGGCTTTCAAGGAACAGCTGAACAAGAAGCGGAATTCTTTTTACAAAATGTAGCTGGATATATTGGAAAAGCGATTCTTATCCTAGATTGGGAAAGTGACAATAAACATGATGTAGCATGGGCAAAGCGTTGGTTAGATACTGTTTATGAAAAAACAGGAATTAAACCATTATTTTATACGTATACACACATGGTTAATAATTATGATTTTTCTAGTATTGGAAATGCTGATTATGGGTTATGGATTGCAAATTATCTAAGTGACAAACCACAAGGATATAGTCAACCAGCACCGCCTATCAGTAATGGGTTTCCTTTAACAGTGATGTATCAATATACATCAAGTGGGAAATTACCTGGCTGGGGTGGATACCTGGATTTAAATGTATTTTATGGAACGCTTGAAGACTGGGACTTATATGCAACAGGAAGTAAGCGGCCAGAAAAAGAAAATGAAGAAATAAATAATAATAAAAAGGAAGTGGCAACTATGCATTGTATTTATGAACGACCAATGAGAGATGGAAAACCAAATAATGATAATGGAAACACGTGGGGGAAATATTATTGTAATGGCGTTAATTGCCGTCATATCCCATATGAAGATAACGTTAAGTTATTGAAAGAACTATACAAAAAGAACAATGGACACGAAATGCCTGTTTATACAAAAGAAGACTGGACTATCTATGCGCCGTGGTATAAACGATTAGAAGAAATGTTTCCAGTTGTCTAATTCTTGTTATTAATTAAAGGAGAGTGACGCAAATTGTCTAGCTACACTATTGAATTAGGATTCTTATTAAGAGGATTTTCAGATATTAATGAAAATCCTATGATGTACGCCTCTCCTTTTTCTATTATTGAGAACTCCCGAGAGAATTTTTTTAAGGCTTTAGGAAGATATCCTTTTAAAATTTGGGGAGATGAGCGGGACCAGGCGTTTAAAGAAGAATTTGAAAGAATGTTTTTAGAATATTTTTATATGAAAGAGATAGGATTTCAAACACCAGCCGCTTTTTATTTAGAATTAGGTAATTTTCTTCGGAGAAAAATGCCGATTTATTGTAATCATTGGCGTTACCTCTTAGAAGAAATGTACGTAACTAGTACAGGTAACAGTCAAGGAACCACTACTAATGGAGATAGTAGAGTAATTGATTCTAAAGGCCATTCTGAAACGAATGGAAAAACTGAAAGTGATAGTAATACTAAAAGTGTAACAAAAGGAGCAAATACAGATTTGCCCGATACCCAATTAGACCTTGATGTTAGCAATTTAGATTATGCATCACAGGCAAATAAAACTGAATCAACTAGTGATACAAAAACTACAGGGAAATCCAATAGTATAACAGACAGCGAAGATCATACGATAAATAAAGGTAGTTCTTCTGGTAATTCTATTACAGATACATTTGGAAGAAATAAAGATGTGTTTGATATTTATAAACAATGGATTGATAGTGGCTATGACTTATTTACACCACTTTTTCATGATTGTTTAAAAGAACAAATTTTTATGCCACTACTCTAGGAAGTGATTTTTATGAAACGTTTGTTAATTAATGAATGGCGATTATTGTCAAAAGAAGAGCAAGAAAAATATCACTATGTTAGTGATGAAGATGGGTGCTATTTTTGCGAAACGCCACCTGAAGAAAATCAAACAGAAGAAATAGATGATTTTGAAAAAATAATGAATAGCAAAGGGGAATAAAGAAATGGAAGACGTAGAAAAAACACCAGAAGAATTAGCAAAAGAAGAAAAACTAGCCGAATTTTTAGGCGAAGAAGTGAAAAAGGATGTTGAAGAGGAAAATCCAACTGATCCAGTTGATCCAATCGAGGAAGAACCTACTCCAGCAGTTATCAAAAAATTAAATCCTTTTGAATTTGTCTACACACAAGAAGGAAATGTTCTGATGAGCGATGAAACGTATCAGAAAATTATGGCTAAATTTTTTTAGTAATGAAAAATGAAAATAACCTGTAGAGGAGGTGAGGACAATGTCTGTATACGAAGGAACAAAAGGAATGCTACAAAAATTCCAAAATAATATATTTGAAAGAGTTAATCAATTACTAAAAGACAGAGATGGAAAAATTGAAAAAAACGCCTCCGATATCCTTTCTAATGCAAAACAAGCCAGCCAAGACTTAGATAAGCTAAAGAAAGAAACAGAGGCGCAAATCAAACAACTATCAGATCAAGTGACAGCTGCTACTGATAATACTAATGAATTAAAAAAACAATTGCAAGAAGCAATTAAACGTATAGAAGTTTTAGAAGGAAAAACAACATCTTAAAAAAAGAATGGAGAATGAATCATGGAAGAAACAAAAGAATTAATCGAAGAAGCAGTGGAAGAACAAAAACAAGATGCAACAAATACAACGTATGCAGAAGATGATGGTCAAGAAGAAGTAGTTGAACCAGCTGAAACTAACGAACCAGAATCTTTTGAACAGACTGAAGGCGACGTTGTTCCAGTAGAAGAACCAAAAGAAGAATGGCAAGAAGATGCTAATCAAAATCAACAAGAAATTGAATCAGATATTCCAGAAGAAGTTGGAACAGGAGCTTTTTCTAAAGCACGTAATGCGTGGGCTAATGGCTGGGGGGCTTAATCATGAATTTAGATACTACCCAACAAAAAGTTGCGGTACTTGAAGCGCTAGATAATATGTCGGTGTTTCTATCAAACAATAAAGAACATATGGAGCCTTCACAGTTAGCGCAGTTAATTATTGATCAAGAAGAACTAACAGAAAAAACACGTGTCCTTTTCCTAGAAGAAAAGAATTTAGATTCTGTACTAGAGAAACTAACGAATGAGGTTAATAACCAAGAAGAATTGATTAATAAACAAAAACGTTTGTTAGAAGCTACAGAAGCTGAACTGGAAGAAAGAACACCTGACGACGAATATAAAGGAGTGATTGCTAATGTTTAAGGCAGAACTACCTAAATTTTTTACCGTCGAATCAACTGATCAATATTTTGTTGACGATGTAAACAAATTATTTGGATATAAAACCCATGAATCTTTTGAAGGCGAAAGTTTGAAAGAATTTATGGACGTATCCAATACATTGGAAGATCGTCTATTAGAATTCAATAACATCATCAACCAAAAATTGTCTCATTACAATGATTTAAAAAAATCCTTTGAAAAGAATAATGAGCAATTACGAGCATTAAATGATCAAATTTGTGTGGCCAAAGTAGAAAAGAAAACTTTTGGGCATAAAACATTAGCTGAAACATATGGAGAAGGCGAAATTAAACCAGACCTTGTCGATCTAATTAAAAAAGAAGAGGAGTAGAAAATTATGAATGGATTTAAAAACTTAGGTGTTACCGCACCAGAATTTGTTAACACAGTTAGAGAAGTATTACCAGAACCTTATCGTAGCAATTTGCCTATTGCTAAAGCAGGACAGAAAGATTTTTCAGCTATTGGGCAAGTTCTTGCTGAAGATGATCACTTTGCAAGTTTATGGCATAAAAATGCCATTAAAATGGTAATGAAAATCTTGCAACGAGACAATAAAATTGTTAATCCTTTATCCGAATTTGAAGGGGAATTAATTACATCAGGTGAATACATTGAGGATATGATTTTAGATATTGCTGAAACATTCCAATTTGATCCTTCAGCAGCTGAAAAACGATTGTTTGAACGCCGACCACCCGAATTGAAAGCAGTAATTCATAATCATAAGCGTGATGTTTCAAATGTACGTACGATTCAAGACACGTTAATTACGGATATTTTCCAAAGTGAAGCAGGTTTAGATCGTTATGTTATTCAAGTAACACAATCAATGCTTTCAGGTAATGAACAAGAAAAATATTATGAAACAAAAGCTTTGATTTCAACTGCTATTCGTAAGGGATTAATGCGTGTCATCGACTTAGGGAATAAAGTTACATCAAAAGACTTACAAAAAGCGATTTTACGACACTCAAAACGAATGGTTCACCCTGGACGATTCTATAATATGGGAAATGTAGGACAACCTAATAATATGGGACGTACTGGAATTAGTATCCAAGCAGATCGCCAAGAATTACGTATGCTATTACCTGTTGATACATCTGTTGATTTGAATGTTGACTTCTTTGCTGGTGCATTCCATTTAGATGCAGTACAAAGTGGATTGGCTATTAAAGAAGTAGATGCTTTCCCAAGTATTTATGAATATACAAAAGATCACACGATTACAGATATTGATATGGCAAGTGGTTTCTTCAATGATTTTAACTATAAAGTCGGTGATGTTGTTCCAAAAGGAGCACAAGCAAAACCAGAAGCGTATGAATATGCGAAAGAAAACGGATTAGATGATATTGAACTAGTCTTTGATGCTTCACGTATTCAAGCGGTTATCTTAGACCGTCGCGCATTAGTGATCAATCCAATGTTAGAAACAACATTAGCATCACAACCAAACTCATTAGGACGTTATGTTCAAATTATTTTACAAGATAAAGAACTATTTTCTTATAGTCCATTTATGCCTGCTTGTGTAATCATGTCTGACGCCCCAGATGATTGTAATTCGCAGTGTGAAAGAAAAGTCAAAGATGTAACTGTTGATGGTAAAAGCGTAGTTGGTGAAAATGGGGTGGCTGATATTCCATACACTGAAGACGTGACAAAAGCAACTGATGAAGTTGTAAAAAATGAAGAAAAAGAAGCCGATACAAAACCAGACGAAAAGAAAAACAGTAAGTAAAACGGCTGAAAAAATAAAGAAAAAAGGCCGCTAAATTTAAATTAGCGGCCTTTTATTTTAGGAGAGATATTATGGAAAACCAGTTATTTGAAGATACATGGGGATACCAAACAGGTTTAGCCTCTTCATACAACAACGTGATAGGAAATAGAAGAGACTTGCTACAAGGTGTTGGAACTAGTTCTACAACTACTGGAGATAATCTGGGAAATAATTATGTACAATTCGAAGCAATACAAACATTTATACTAATTAGACAAATTAAAGATATGCTGATCAATTTATTTAAGTATGAAAATATGCCGCCTACGTTAAATACAGCTCAATTAGAAACTATGCTCCGTCAAATGGGTGGAGGGGTTTGTGTAGGTAAAGACGAATTAGGAGACCTAGTGATTTTAGGCAGAGCAGACGAATTAGGATATAACCTATATGGGAATGTTATCCCTAGTCTTTTTGACGGTAATAATAATTTTTTACAAAGTAAAAAGGTTATTACTAACAGAAATTTAAAAGGCGATTATGTCGTTTTTTATAACAAGCAAAGCTTTAATGATTTTTATGCTACTGATTATGATATCGTCGAACACTATGCGAAACAATTAGCAACTATTAAAGCAACAGAAAGAATGAATATTATGCAAATGCGTAGTCCATATATTTTGAAAGGTAAAAAAAACGGCCAAGTCGGACAAGTATTACAAAGTAAAATTCAAAAAGGTGACTTGTTTTTAGAGGTAGAAGAGGGTTCAGATATTACAGATAAAATTGAAAAACTAGATTTAAATGTAACAGATAGGACACCGTCACTACAAAATGCCTATCGGAATACATTTAATGAAATGCTGACGTTATTTGGTATCTATAATAACCCAGAACAAAAGAAGGAACGAATGATCGATAGAGAAGCAAGTTCAAACAATCATGTTATTGAAGGAATGGGGGACATTTACTTTAATGCTCGTCAACATGCGGTTGATTTATTGAACCTCGCTTTTGGTACAGATATCAAAGTTCAGTGGAATAGCACAGTAGCATCAATGTTTAGAGATTTAGGACAAAAACAAGGATAGGGGAGCAAAATTATGTCAATTTCAGAAGAAAATAAAAAGAAAATAAGTGAACTATCAGGCGCACAAAGTCCAACACCGCAAACACAAAAGCAATTGCACAGTTTACTTCACCGATTCAATTATCATTTTCCCCAACTAAATTGGTGGGGAAATACACCAATTGAACCTACAGGGGCTGGCTTAACTTATGCTGAATCAATTACTTGGATTCAACATATGATTCACCATTTATCAGATTGGGCCGGTGGAATGAATGAAGAACTACAAAAATTACAAAAAGATTTAGCTGATTTAAACATTATTATTCAATTCGAATTAGCAAGTCAATTACCTGAAGTTATTCAAGAATATGATTTATTTGATTTGATTGTAACAGGTAATAATGAACGAGTTTCCTTGGTAACAACACAATCAAGCACAACTAAAAAAGAAGAGTCTGTATTTTGTTACGCTTTTCGGACAGAACATGGATTTATTGAAGCAACCAAAACAAAACAAACTAGTTCAGAAGCAGGTTGTGAAGGGAATCTTACAACATGGACAATTAATGTATCTGAACGAGATGGCGGAAATGTATTAAATTATGAATTTGGAGTAACAAATATTCCTAGCAAAGTAAATCGTGTATGGATTATTAACCGATCAGGAAACAAAATGGATGGGGACAAAGAAGTCTTTTATATTTTTGAAGGCGAAATTAAACGAGCACGATTTAATAAAAATACAATTTCAAGAGGTAAACAAGGAACACTGAATTTTGAAAAATTAAATATTAATTATGATGCATACTGGATTATCAACGTATTTAAACGAGTACCTACAAAGCGTAATTTGTTACATTACATGACACTGGATTATAAAGTTTATGAATATGACTTAGAAACAGGAAACGAAAAGCTATTGTACCAAATTCCTGTAGCAAATCAAGATATTTTTGATCCAATTAATGATGTCCTTGAAGGGAAAAGTACCATTTGGGCAGTTACGTATAAAGGCGTAGAAACAAGAGAGCCTGATGTAATGAAAGGTCTTTGCTTTGAACCTTGTTTTGATGGGGTGGAAATGTATGATACATGGGAAACACCAAAAGAAATTAAGTTTACTCATGAGAATATTTTGGGAATTACGCCTGCGAATATGTATCAAGACTATATCAATCAAGAAGAGTTAGAAGGAGACAAGTCATTGTTGAGTTGCTTTATTCTATCTTCAAAAATGAAAGAAACACCTTATACATTAAGTGTTTATGAATTAAATCCTCGAAAATTTGATAATAGTATTATCTCTAAAAATTTAGATAAGTATTTCAAAGATGTAGTGCTAAAAGATTTATATAACAATGAATCACTGATTGAATATCAAGGATATTTTTCATATAACGTTACGGACCGTATTAAAAATTTTATTGATGCACCAGCTTTACTATTAGAAGATACGGAGTTTTCAAAAGCGGGTGTACAAATTGTTTTAGAAAACTCTGAATTTATACCAGAAGGCAACCTAAGAACGTTCTGGCAACGTTTGAAGGTATTAAGCTTAATGGAAAATAAAAAGCCGTACATGCGCATTTTTGAGCGTGTGGTGCAACAAATGATTACAACAAATGGGATGATTCGTAATAAGGCAGGACGTTGGCAAGAACAGTCTATACCAACAACGAGTGAAAAATTAAATCCTTCAGTTGCTGGTAAGTTCGACTATCTTTCTTTAGCAGGAACAAAGAAAACTTATAATGCTAAGGATTTCGAGGAAACATTCTCAGATACACCTCTAAAAACCTATAAATATTATGGATTACCATTAGATAAAAATCATCCGTTGCTTAAAAAGTTGGAAGAAAAAAATACAATTATTTCGGTAACAAAAGGGACGGTTAATGAAAAAACAGCAAATCAATATGAGACAGTAATTAAATTAACTATCCAAGATGAATATGCAGAAATCCAATTTAGAAGATTAATGCGTTTTGATTATAAAGATTTTGATTCCAAAGTAGGAGGTCGCTCCAAAGCAACATATATTAGTCCGTGGGCATATGTCTACTACACTGTAAGAGACGATTCGGCACCTGATGATTATGAGAAAAATCCGAATCAAGGGATTGATCAAAAGTTTTTGGATATCATTAACAAGATTTATGAAACGATTAATTCAAGATCGGAAGAGCAGCTCTGGCCGACGGAGGAAGTACTGCCCATCGAGTAGACGCCGGTGATCGGCAGCTCGCCTTTCGGCGGCTCCTGAG